CGTCTCTGAAGAAATTAACAAATATCCTCAGAGCGACATCATCAGGATCGACCCCCTTTCCCGAGATCCCCCAGGCACGTTCGTTTTTGCCTGGAGGAAATATATCCTTTTCAAGGGTGACCCTCCCACCAAAATCTCTGATTGATTTCTTTATCAGAGAAATACTGTCCTCAACCTCCTCCTCGGTATCGTCATCCGGGAAATCGCGCGGAGTGGCGAAATCCACGTAAAATTCCCCAAGAGGGCTGCGGTTCAGACCATGTTTGATATCCCGGTGGCCGCCACATGATGCATATGTTGTGATACCCGGGAGCCGATTTAAAGCATCTACCAAAAATCGTATTTTCCTATCGATCCTATTCTCGGTCGCCGTTATCTCACCTCGGTTGGGGAAAAAAGAGGATTGTGGGGTCTTCACGTGATGATGGGATCGGTAATATCCGGGGTTCCATCAATGACCGGTTTCAAGAGCTCGGGGTGTTTTTCGAGGACGCTGATCAGGGTTTGTTTGAATTGCTCTTTCCGCTTCTGTTCCCGTTCCTTTTCCTCTGCCTTGTGCCTGTCAGTAAGCTCCGACGAGATAAACCAGCACCCGACACCAGGGAACATTTCTACGATCGATTCCCCGATCTTCTTTTCAAACTTTTCATAGTTTTTGGGGTAGAACTCCGAGAGTTCTTCCCCGCCTTTGATGATGATTTCGATGTCCGTATGTCTCACACTCCATTTGTCATTTTATGACAATGTTATTGTAATGACCGAATCTATTTATAGTTTATTGCTATAATATTGCTATTATGGAACAGATCCAGGACTTCAAGTTTAAAGGATACCACTACGTTGAGAAGACCGCAAAGAATACCGGTGATAGTGCCCGGGTATTTGTCCCGAAGACATGGGCCGGGAAAAAAGTGGTTGCGATCCTGCTTGAACCCCTAGATGATGAAAAAGAATAATCCCCCTCTTTCCTAATACCTCCAAAACAGGGGTTTCCCGGTCCAAGGCATATTAGGACCCGAGACCCCACCAAAAACCCTGCAGGAGGGTGGGTGGTGCGGTCTGGCCGTTATGTTATCTGGTATCCCCGGGCCATCCGATTGCGAGTCAATTCACGATCCATTGTCACTTTGAATAATTTCGCCATTTCTGGGGTGTTGAATTCGAGTTTTATATTGACGTCGACTTTTTGCTGTTCTTTTTGTTCTCTCCATTCCTTGAATGCCGGACTGGTTTGCCGCTGTAAAACTTCTGCGGCGAGATCTTGTTCCCGGTGTGAGATACCCGGTGCGTATTGCGAGATTCCCCCATTCTTGTATTTCGCGCCGATTTGTTCGAGCCAAGTCGGGGGTTTTGCTGCTGCTACGGGGGCACCTACATCGGGGTAGAAAACTCCTTTCCTCCAAGTCCCCTCTACCCCATCATAAACAGCCCGACCTTCGTATTTTTTCTGCATGCCGAGTTGATTGTTGGCATAGGTTTCTGCCCCACCTGCACCGCCGCCGCCGGTACCACCACCGGTGGTTCCAGTGTATGGAGGTCCACTACTCGATGGTTTCTTTGCAAATAATGGATTTTTAGACATTCCAAATGGATCGTAATTTGGATTTTGTGCCGCCCAATCTTCTATCTCCTGGAAGTTTCTACTCCATTCCCGAGCGGCCTGACGTTCCATAAATTTTTCACTGATTTTTTCCCAATTCCCCGGATCCTTCAGGATTGCATATCCGGTTGCGGCTCGGTCGATTGCCTCTCCAAGATAATCTATCGCCTTGATGAAGTCGGATATTGCTGGTTGAGCTGACTCAAATGCGGGAATTAAACTATTTTCTAAAACCGGTACTAGTTTCTCCCCAATATTGACATAAATGAGCCCAATCTTTTCATTTAAGAGTGCCATCTTGGTATGATAAGCATCGAGTTTATCAATTTTTTCTTGGCTGAATACTGGGGCCTGATCCATGAGTTTCTGGAGTTCCCCCCGTGAGAGGCTAGCGAGATCCGCAATGTTTGAGAAGCTGCGCCCGAATATTGTCATTGATGCCTGATTCCGGGCGAATCCTTCGGGAAGTGCATTCAGCGCGGGAAAAATATCCAGAAGTATATCATTCATCGACCGCATCTTGCCTTTTGAATCGGTCACTTTAACACCGAGATTGGCGATCGCTTTTCCCATTTCTGATGTTGGATCCGCTGCTTCTTTCATCCGGACTGACATCATCCGGATCGAGCCGGTGATCTCTTCAGCCGAAGAGCCGGAAGCGATTGCGGCATGCGTCCATTGTTGGAATTGCTGGGTACTCAATCCGAGATCCCGGGCGTTATCTTTGATTTCTTTTCCGAATTGTCCGGCTTTATTTGCGAGGTTAATAATTTCTTGTCCCACCCTCTCAAATTTTCCGAGCAGGTTAAGGGTTTGGTTGATTGCAAGCGACACCCCGCCGATATTGCCGATCATTCCTGATGTGTCGAGGCCCAATTTCACATAGAGGCCGGGGCCTACCTGTTCATCCGCCATTTACAGACACCCCCGCGTGATCCTTCGATAATCTCATTTTATACCATTCTTGGAGGATTTTAGCCACCGCTGGATTATCCTGGATGAATTTTTCATACTCCTTCATACCCTCCCTCAGGCGGGACCGACTGTCACTCAGGTTTCTTTCAATCTGATCGATCCCAGGTTCCTTCCTTTCCTTTGCCAGCTCCAGTCCGGTCTCAAGATAGAGGGTGGTTGCCTGGAGTGTGAGGATTTTGCTGAACCGAACCTCGCCCTCCAGGAGGTCGACAACCTCTCGCATTTTCTTAACCAGTGCATCGAGAGAGCTGATGCAGAACCCTTGTCCTAGAAGTTCATCTTTCAGATCTGCGATCTGCTTTTCCAGATCGAGGAGTTCACTTTTCTGGATTGTGATCATTGCCATATTCGGTCATCCCTGAATGTAGGAGCGTCCGGTTCGACTTCCCTGAATTAAGACACCACCACTTTCACGACCCGTTGTGGGTGCATCCGGTTCGACCTGGACAATTTGTTGTTCGGTGGTTTCGGCCTGCCTGATGAGTAGTGCCGCCTCCATTACGATCTTTGCCGTTTTGGTCTCAGCGAAAGTTCCGGGCAGGCATGCGCCACCCCGCATCTGTGGTTCAGGTATGTACCGGATATCCTCATGCACATGGAGCGCTGCGAGCAGTTCATCTGTCTCCTTCTGCCGCTTGCCGGCCTCTTCCATGAGCACGGCAGCCTGGGCCCGGAGAACTTGGCCCCGGGCCATGTTGAGCTCATGCCGTGCTGCCTTGATTGCCTCTCGTCCCGCTGTATGGGTCGACAAGGCAACATCGCGTTGCTGCCGGAGTTTCAGGACCTCATTGTTGATTTTCTCAATCTGTTTTGAGTTGCCCTCTCTGCGGGCTGCAAGACACCGGTCCCCGGCGGTCCTTTCGGCTTCAGAAAGTTGTTTTTCAATGGCTGCAAGCTCGCCCGCGATCTCCTGCTCAAGCGCGATTGTCTTTTCGAGCTCTACCTCGGCTTCACCAACCGTCGGAGGCATGATTCACGGTCCCCGAGGCTCATAGACGCGTCCCTGTGCTGCGGTCTTGGCCATCTGCGCTGCCTTCTCCGGGGAGTGTCCTTGCGCAATGAATGCGGCTTTGAAAGACTCTTCCGGATCTGCGTATGTTCGATCCCACTTTGCCCGGGCGATCGCGGCGCCCTTTTCAAAATCTGCTTTTTCCTTATCAGTTAACATTTTTCATCAACTCTTTTTTTATTTAGATTTGTAATCGTCAAATGGTGAGGGGACTCACTGCCCCACCACCACCAAAGGAGGAGAACAGGAAATCCCTGCGAGCTCAATGCAGTCCTGCAGGGTCGAACCCCTTCCCGAGAAGACCCCAACAGGCCTGTATATCATCGCTCCATCACTTCCCATTCAGATCTCATAATCGTCCTTGAGGACGTGCACCTCCGTTATCTCAAGATGGGTGTAGTAGTAATCTGCCACCCATGCTGCCAGCCCGACGGAGAGCACGAGATCGTCGTGGATTCCTTCCCGCCATGCCTCGTATGAGTCGTGTGCGGTCTTCGGGTCGATCTTGACCTTGAAGTTCTCCAGCTCGGTGATCAGCGTCTTTGCAAAAGGGAGACCGGCGGCGATTTTCATCCGCTTGTTCTGGAGAGCAACGGCGATTACTCCGACAATGTCGCGTTTGGGAACGTTGAAGTTCAGGCCGTCGTGCGTCACTACATTACCGCCAGTAATAGTAACGCAGATCGGGTATAGTCCCTGCTGCACGATCATGTCAGTGACAGGCCGGCCAACCCCTGTCGCATCAACGACAAGAGCGGTCCCTGCAGGCAGATGGCACAGTGTTTCCTTCACACGTGCGACCTGTGCGGGATATGGCGTGCCGATAGGCAGCCGCTCCAGGTGCCGGACGTGGTAAGTGAGCGGGGGGCCGTCGGTTACGACCTCCCGGGTTCGTGGTACATTCAATTCAGGATCTACATCGGGGACCTGCGTCTTGTGTTTCGTAGGGATGATATCCAGAACGCTGATCGCCGTGAAATCGTTGCTTTGCCCCAAATCGAGGCCTAGGATACAGTTCATTGTTTTCCTCCAATCAAGAATACCGGCTTTATGTCATCGGATAGAACATCCGTGGCTTTGTATGGGTGAACGGGAGTGAAGAGGGGAGCGACCTCATCCGAAAGGGCCGCGTGGATATCATCGAAGTTAAACACACTGTCCATCGTCTGCCGGAACTGGCATTCATATTCTTGCGAGTACCACCAGTCACCCAAGGCCTTCCGCTCCTCTTCTAGGAATGCCGGGGAGATGCGGGGGCATTTCGAGGCCGGGACTTCGATGCGCTCCCATTCTTCTATGCCGCCGTTGACATACTGCTCAAAGAACACACCCCGCCGGCCAAAGGGTGTTGTGAGCATTACCATACGCCCACCGGATACTGCGAGCATAGGCCGGGTGGCATGATGCAGTTCATCGGGGATCCGGGCTGCCTCATCGAGCAGGATAAGGTCAACACCTGAGAATCCCCTCACCGTTTTCTCCGTGCCCGGCAGGGAGACAATCCGGGAGCCGGTACCGGAGAATGCACACGAGAGTTTATTATCCTCTTCCAGCTTCGGCGGGTTTTCGAGCTGTTCCATGAAGTCCGTGATCTTCCGGTACAGTTCCGAGGACTGCCGGATTGACGGGCTGAGAAGCAGGATGAGGGAATGTGGATAGAAGACCGCACGGTGCAGGGCGAGGGCCCCACATGTGGTGCTCTTCCCGGCCTGACGGCAGACATTAAGGAGGAGGTTATTCGGGCTCTCCAGGACACGGGCCTGCCACGGGTCGGGATCGAAATGGAGCGCTTCACGGACCCACAGGACAGGATCGAGTGCATACAGGAGGGGGGAGGTCACGCCAGCACCTCCTGCACGTGGCGATCATGATAGAGGAAGCACCTAGGGGTGAGGGTGAGCACGGCAGCATTCTTATCTTTGTGGCACTGTCGGAGATCCCGGCATACACATGTATACGAACCGGTCCGGCCATGGATGTACCGGCAGGTCATGATCGAAAACCTCCACTAGAAACGATGGTTAATAATACTCCAATGGAAGCGGTGGTTTTTAGATGGTTTTTGGTTTCTTTATATGCTCCACTGGAAATGTCAAAATATTTTAACCGATTTACAAGCCCCGTTTTGGTTTTGGTTAAAGAATTTCCGACTTCGCCAAATATCCGTACTATGACAAAACTCATAACTTGGCCTCTAGCAGGGCTGTGGACAACTCGCCCCGAATTTCTGGTGGTTGGTCAGGACCCGCATCAGGACCGGCCACTCCGGGGCGTTGGTGATGCTTTGGATGCCGACAT